ATTGAACAATCATGTGGTGAGAAATCGTGAACATAGTTCATGATGTTCTCGCCCCCATTGGTTGTCCAACTGCATATTTAAGTATTTGTCCATCAGGAGTCAAGAAGGGTTCTGCTGTAAGTAAAGATCGTCATCCGTAGGATATTCGGGAGCTATTATACATTTCTTGTATTAATAGTTCCTGTTGTTCAACGGGGAAACGATCTGTTGCAGCAGTCAAATCAAGACTCCAGTACTTGTTACCTGGTAATGCCTTAATCTTAGGATTTTGGGAAAATGTTCTATCTTGAGAGAATTTTGTTCTTAAAAGATTAAACATATCCTTACTCATAGGATTAAGAGCTACTTGTGACCAATAATCAAATATTGCAATCACTCTAGCTTTTGCTTCAGGGTCATTTACAACTGATAATCGTCTATTAATCATTCCATATTTTAGATTGGGATCAATCCCTTTCTTTATATTGAAGAAATTAGTAGCGATATACTTAACTAATTGAGGACTAACACAATTTAACTGGTTCAACATTGAACCAGTCATTGTTAATAATCCTTGAAAAGCAGTAATCAATGCATTTGATCCATGAGGTCCAGCTTTTCCAGTAAAATAGAAATGTGTAGGATCAAAAATTGGCTCATTAAGAGTTAATTCGAAATCTTTCACAAATCTTTTAATAAACAAGGGATCAACTATACTTCTCTTAAAACCTTTAAAAGGGTTTGTAATTGAAGAATAGTCTGGATCCTGGACAAGGTCCATTGCTCTTGACACTGTTAAAAGTGTAAGAATAAAAGATATGCCTCTAGTGGTTTCTCTATACTGTTCAAGAAATTGAATAGCCGTAGGAAAACCAGTAATTTTATTGATACCAATTAATTCAGGGTACTTCCGTAAGGGAGTACCTGCAATTGATTTAGTCACTAAAAGTCTCATTAATTTGATTCTTTTAATTGTCCAAAGCAATCCCTTTGTTCGTTGATATTTTTCAACTAATAAGAGAAATTGTTTGGTATCTTTAATTTTATCTGTTCCTTCAACTTTATATCATAATTTTATTACTAAAATAATTATCTTTTTAATTGTTTTTGTCATAATTTTATTATGTAAGGCTGAAAATACAGCTTTAGTCGTTATTTTGTTCTGTGCCCCAAGAGTAATGCAGAGATAATCTGGATCTCTCTTTCAATGAGAGCTCTAGAAAATGTGAACCCCATTTCCTAAGGAAAGTGCCAGGGACTATGAAAGAAGTCCCGGGAAATTCTTGTTTATAAATAACAAGGAAGTGCCG